ATCATTGAATTAGACGAAGAAGCAGGGCTACCACGTATCCGAATAGAAAGTCCGATTGGGGCTTACCCAGAGTTTGACCGCTACGGACGTTGTATTGCCTTTGCTAAGAAATACGCACTTACACTTGCGGAACTGGTAGCACAGTATCCTGAGTTTGAAATTCAACTATTAGGCGCTGACCGTTATGAGCAGAACCTAGATGCACGCATTGACCTTATTCGTTATTACGATAAAGAGCAATCAACAATATTTATTCCATCACGGAATAATTTAGTTTTATCTCAAGCCAAGAACATGCTAGGCAAGATGCAGGTAATAGTTGCAAAACGTCCATCACTAGATGGAGAGATGCGTGGTCAATTTGATGACGTACTAGGTATCCAACTGCTTCGTAATAGGTTCGCATTACTTGCGATGGAAGCAGCAGAGAAATCAGTACAAGCACCAATTGTTGTACCAGGCGATGTTCAAGAACTACAGTTGGGTGGAGATGCGATTATTCGCACCAACAATCCTGCTGGNGTTAGACGTGTAGATTTAAATATTCCAGCGGGTGCATTNACTGAGCAACAAGTATTGCTTAATGAGTTGCGTACTGGAACACGTTATCCAGAATCAAGAACTGGAAANATAGATGCATCAATAGTCACGGGACAAGGCGTTCANGCGCTTATGGGTGGCTTTGATACACAGGTTAAATCAGCCCAAGCAATCTTTGCTTCTGCTCTTAAAGATGTTATCTCTATCTGTTTTGAGATAGATGAAAAATTATTTAACTTTGTAAAAACAATTCGTGGTGTAGATGCTGGTTCACCGTACTCTTTAGAGTACTCACCATCAAAAGATATTAAGAATGACTATACAGCCGATGTTCGATATGGAATGCTTGCTGGTCTTAACCCAGCACAAGGTCTTATCTTTATGCTACAAGCACTTGGTGGTAAATTAATCTCTAGGGATATGGCTATGCGTGAGTTACCATTTGGTATTAACGTAACCCAAGAACAAGAAAAAATTGAAGTAGAAGAAATGCGTAATGCTTTAGTAGGTTCACTACAGGCGTACACACAGGCAATTCCACAAATGGCAGCATCAGGCGGGGACGCATCTGATATCGTAAAGAAAATTGCACAAGTAATCAAAGCCCGTCAAAAGGGTATTTCGATTGAAGATGCAGTTGAAGATATCTTTGCTCCAGAATTACCTCCTGCTGGTGCCCAACAGGTTGAGCAAATGTCCCCTGCTCCCGAGGTGGCTTCAGCAGGAGGCCTACCTCCACAACAACCAGAGCAAGGTGGCGGATTACAAAGTCTTTTATCTAGTCTAAGTGCAAGTGGTAGAGCAAATGCTAGTGCAAGGACAGTAGTTAGAAGATAATTAGGTAGGGGACAATGACTGCAATAGTTGGAATACAAGGTAAAGGTTGGGCTGTTTTGGCAGCAGACTCTATGACTACGTATACAGATAAACCATACGTAGCCAAAGGCTGTGACAAGATAGTTAAAGTTGGAGAGTATCTAGTTGCAGTAGCAGGTGATGCTATAGCAGGAGATATTCTTAATAACTTATGGCAACCACCTAAAGTAATTAAGACNCAAGACCCAGATAGATTTATGATGATTAGAGTATTACCATCTATAAAACAAACTCTAACTGAAGCAGGTTACGACCCAGCACCNAAGAAGGCAAGAATGATGATGATGCTGGATGGGATGCATTAATTTGTTTTAATGGAAAGTTATATCAAGTTAGTGATGACTATGGATATATGAGAGATGATAGAAATTTATATGGTATAGGCGCAGGCGGAGGATTAGCCCTTGGCGCACTAGCAATGATGGAAACAGAAACAAAGACACACGCCAAGGCATCAGGTTCTGCTAAGAAAGCAGTGCATGTAGCAATTCAATATAACGTTTGGTGCGGTGGACCAGTTCATGTTAAAACACAATTTACTAAGTAGGAGGAAGTGTGGCACAGCAAGGTGGATATAGAAAACCGAATAACCCAGCCCCAGTATCAGGCCCTGGCGCTCTTAGTCAACGTACTGACGGGGGCGGCACACAACCCGCAACCTACGTTCCAGGATTACCATATGGACAAGGACAAGAAACTTACAGCAATCAAGTAGCAGCACCTATGGCTGGCAATCCAATTCCTAAAATGGAAATGCCAACACCATTGTTAGCCCCTACTTCTCGTCCCAATGAACCAATTACTGCAGGTATTGACCGTGGTGCTGGACCTGGTTCAGAAGCAATGGGAACATTACCTAATAAAACATATACCATTGCAGAGGTATTTAGGAATTTAATTGCATATGACCCATCTGGAGATGCTGAGTTAATATATAGACAATTAGTTGACGAAGGATACTAATGGCTGTAAATGTTAATTTTATAGTAGCCAAAAACAATCCTAATCTTTATGCTGCTGCTAAGTCTGCAAACTTACCACAACAACAGGTATCACAATTAGAACAATTTTCTTGGACAGTTGATAAAAATAAAAAACTTAATCTACTATCTGATGATGTTGCCAGAAAAGAATACAACGAGTTAGACCCAGAGATTCAAGAAAAATTAAAATATTTATATCCAAGGGCTGCTTACATGCAGGCAGCACCCGATGCTAGTGATTATGCATTAGGTGCATTAAAAACTGTTGGTAAGGTTTTAGCAAGCCCTTTAATTGGCGTATTTAAGGCTGCTGGTGCATACAATAGAATAATTAATACACCTTACTTGGTAGCACGTCAGGCTACTCAAGGAGAAGGTTTGTTTTCTATGCAAACTTGGACAGATGCTTGGGATGGCCGTAGAATTTTTGACCATGGTGCATTAACTGAGGCTATTAATTATTTTGGTAATGATAAAATAGAAGTTGCAAAAGGATTCTTGGCTGGTAAAACACCAGGAGAAATTATTGCAGCATCTGGTGGCACAGTAAATCAAAAACTATTAGATGCTTTAGAGCAATCACTTAACAATCCAGAAGATTTTCAACAAGTAATGGATGCAGTTAAATATGCACAAGTATCTCCAGGTAGGGATATAAGTCGTGCATTTTTTAACAAAGACCCAAACTCTAGCACCGCTGTTGGCGATTACGTTGATGGTAAAACTAGAAACTTATCAGGTAAAATAGATTTCTTTTATCAATTAGCAATAGACCCACTTACTTATTTTACTGGTGGTTTTACAGCCGCAGCCCGTGCTGGTACTAGAGCAGTAAAAACCATGAAACAAAATCCTGGTTTTGTTGATGGTGCATCTATTGGGGTTGGTAAAGTATTTGCAGATGAAAAAAATGGTGTTCGTAAGTTATGGGATGAACAACTTGGCCCTAAAGTTGGAGAACTTATAGATGCTAAAAAACTACAAGATAAAGTAGCCCAAAAAAGAATTACTGATGATATTAAATTAAATCATCCTGCATACAATAATGATGCAGCACTTGAAGTTCTTGTTAATAATAAAATTACTACTGCTCCTATAGCAAAAGAATATTTTGAAAAAGCAGAAAATTTAGGACATTTTATGTCAGGTCGTATTGACGGAATTCAATACTACCGCAATGGCATTGCTACTGCAAATACCCATAGAAGAGCAGCAGTATTGTTTTCAAACCTTACAGAAAAATTTATTAATCCAAAACTTTTTAATACTCAAGAAGAAGCACTTCAAAAAACTGATGAGTTATTTGAGTCATTAAGACTGAGCGGTCCAGAAAATGGATATGTTCAAGCAGAAATGACAGATATAAAAAAGTTTCACGATAGTTTAACTAAAATACAACAACGTAAAATTGGTTTGCAGCGTCAATTTACCCGTTCACCACAAGGTGCTGTAACTAAATTAGGTAAAGATGCAATAGAAACTGCTAACTCTTTTAGACTAACTGCTAGACAGGTTTTACCTAAAGACATGGCTGAGTTCTTAACAATGAAATTTGTTTCTTCTACTACCGCTGACCAGATTGCTGTTTCCAAAGCACTTGATTATGCAATTATTGAGCGTTATGGTATTACTGGTATCCCTGAAGGAAAAAAAATAGCAGCAGAAATTATAAATACTAAATATGGTGTAGCAAAATCTACTGATGAAACTGCAGAATTAGCAATTAGGGCAGATGCAGCACAAACTTTACCTAAAAATTTAGTAACTTATAGGAATGGAGTACCATATTTAAAAACTGGTACTGTTATTCAACCTTATCAAGAAACAGGTGCTTTAGGTTCATTAGATTATTTTATGTTAAGCGAGTATGCATATAACATAAAAAGTAAAAAGAATAAATTATTAGCAGTATCGGGTGTTACGAGTTCAAAAACTGCAACAGATTTAGTTAATAATTGGTCTTTGTTTACTCTTTTCCCACGCTTAGGTATACGAAGTGCTATTGATGAAACATTTATGTATATCTTAACAGCCCCTGCTAAGAATATTTTTCAGGCTTTACTCCCTGGAATTTTAAGAGGCGAAACTACAATAGGAAGAAAGGGAACTATAGCAAGTAATATTGCTAACTCCTATGCTAGTTCTAAATCTGGAGAAAAAGTACGCCAACTTGTAGCACGTAAATTTNNTTTTAATACTCCATCTGAATCTTTAAGTTATGAAAATAGAATACAANNTATTCAAGATTTTGCAGATGATTTAGGGGTTCAAGTAAGTGAACTAACTTCAGACCAACGTAGATTTGCACAGGCTTTAGGTGCGGTAGAATTATATGGAACTAATTTATTTTCTAAATTAGACCCAGATGAAGCATATTGGTTAATGGAAGCACTTTCACTTAACTCACAATACTTGGGTTCAACTACCCGTTCTATGTCAAGTGCTGCAAATATTACTGGTAAACAATCTCCTGATATGAGTAATCAACTTTTAGAGCAAAATAAATTTGATGAACTTCTTATATTNTTAAAGAAAAATTATGATGCAGGAACAGGACCCAGAGTTGAAGTAGGTACTAAGGGTCAAGAAGTAATTGTTGATGAACTTATAAGAGATAACATTTTAAATGGTATGGGTGTAAATGCTATTCATTTTGAAAATTTTATAAAACGTTTTTATGGAAACACAAAAGTAATTTACGGTAGTTTACAAGAAAAATATTTTTTAAATCCAG